GAACGATGGCGGCCGCATCGTGTGAAGCACACCCACACGAAGGAGCGAGCCCACTACCTCACGCCCGACTGGCGAGCCAAGCGGGAGCGGATCCTCATCCGCGACGCGTTCACCTGTGCCGACTGCGGCCGCGTCACGTCGGGCCAGGCGGCGCACGTCGATCACATCATCCCGCTCGAGGACGGCGGCACGGACGCCGACGCGAACCTCCAGACGATGTGCAGCTCGTGCCACGGGCGGAAGACACGCCGCGAGCAGCGGCAGCGCGGGCTCGGCTGACGCTGGAATCAGGCCGAAACTCTGCCACGATGGCAGACGCCCAACCCGACCCGCCGGGGGGGGTGGGGTCCGCCGGACGCCTGAAAACCGACGGAAAGCCCCACGGTCCCTCGGCGCGAATTTCTGACCGGCTTTTGAGAAAATGGAGAAGCCCATGGGCCGCCGCGGCCGCCTGCCTGATCCCAACTCGAAGCGATCCCAGGCCGCCGTGGCCCGGGCTCGGCAGATCGGAGCCGCGGCCCCGAAGCCTGCCGCGAAAACGGAGTCCACTTCACTCGCCCCGCCGCCGTCCGTGGCGAAGGTGCCGACCGCTCTCGGCTTCTGGGAACGCAACGCCCCGACGCTGATCGCCGACGGCCGGCTGACGAGCGACCGGATCGACGCGTTCGCGATCTGCTGCCGACTCCATGCCGACATCGAGCAGCTCGCCGACCAGGTCTACACCGAGGGCTGGATCACCGCGACCGACAAAGGCCAGGCGGCGAGCCCGGTGGCGAAGCTGCTCCGCGACGCCCGCCGCGACTTCGTCGCCCTGGCCCGAGACTTCGGGCTGACGGCGGCCGCCGCCGCCCGCCTCCCCCAGGAGCCGATCCATGCCGGCGAGAAAGAAGCCGACGAAGAAGACGAAGTCCTCGCGAAGCTCTCGATCCGCGGCTGACCCGAAGAAGCGGCCGGAGTACGTGCCGGGGTATCAGTGGGACGAGGCCGCGGCGAACGCGCCGGTCCAGTTCATCGAAACGCTCTGCCGCCATCCCGACGAGCGCGGCGGCGAGCCGCAGCGGATCAAGCTGGTCGAGTGGCAGCGGGACCGCGTGCTACGGACGCTGTTCGGCTGGCGTCGAGCCGACGGCCGCCTTCGGTTCCGGCGGGCCGGCATCTTCGTGCCGAAGAAGAACCGGAAGTCGTCGCTGATGTCGCAGCTCGCCCAGTACATCGCGACCTGTCACGCCCCGGCCCAGGACGTGTTCCTCGCCGCGAATGACCGACTCCAGGCTCGCACCATGTACCGCATGGTGCGGCAGAGCGTGGAGGCCAGCCCCAAGCTCTCGCAGCTCCTCGAGGTCGTCGACTCGCGGAGCATCATCCGCAACCGAGACACCGGGAAGGAAATCCGCTGCCTGTCCTCCGACTCGTGGCGGAACGAAGGCCTGAACGGTTCAGTGATCCTGGACGAGATCCACAGCTTCCGCACGCCCGACCTGGTCGACGCGTTGATCTACGCGACCCGCGGCACGGCAAACGGCCTCGTGATCTCGATCTCTACAGCCGGCTCCGACAGGAACGGCATCGGCTGGCGGTGGTGGCAGGACTGCGAGCTGGTGATCAAAGACCCGAAGGCCAACCCGACGTTTTACGGGCTTATCTACGCGGCCTCCGAGGATGACGACTTCTCCGACCCGAAGGTCTGGCGGAAGGCGAATCCTTCGATGGGCGTGGCGTTCCCCGAGGACGAGTTCGCGGCCGACTACCAGGACGCCACGACCGACCCGCGGAAGATGTCGAAGTTCCTCCGCTACTCGCTCAACGTCTGGCAGGCCGCCGATTCTCGGTGGTTCGTCGGGAACATCGACTGGCCCTCGTGCAGCTCCGGCCCGCTCGCCCCGCCAGCCGGCCGGCCGTGCTGGGTGGGCGTCGACCTGGCGAGCAATCTCGACATGACGGCGGCGGCCTTCGTCTTCAAGGAATCGGACGGCAGCTACTCGGTCGAGTGGCGCTACTGGGTGCCACGCGAGACGGTGGCCGACCGCGTCCGCGAAGGCATCCCCTACGATGCCTGGATTCGCGACGGATGGGTGACGGTCACGGACGGTTACCGGCTCGATCACGAGGCGGTCGCCCGCGACATTCTGGCCTACGGTGAGCGGTGCCCAATCCGGGCTGTCGGCGTCGACCCGTGGCAGGCCGGGGCTCTGGAGACGCTGCTCCAGAAGGAGGGCGTCACAGTCAAGGACATCCCGCAGCGAACGGGCTACCTCAACGCGCCTTGCAAGCTCCTCGAGGCCCTGGTCGTCGAGAAGCGGCTCCGGCACGGCGGCAACCCGGTCGCGACGTGGAACGCGAACAATGTCTGTTGCTACACGGATGCCACCGGCATGATCAAGCCGGACAAGGCCAAGTCGACCGAGAAGATCGACGGCATCGCGGCCCTCGTGAACGCCCTGGCCCTGGCGAGCACGGACGACGAGGACGGCGGGCCGGCCAAGGTGGACGACTACAAGATCCGCGTCATCTGAGGCCCGCGGCCGGTTCAAGCGTGCGGCCGGCGGCCGGACACTGGTACACGTCCGGGCGGCCGCCTGGACCCAGGCGACCAGCATGCCACGAGCCAAGGCCGCGAAGCCCAGACGACAGTCCACCCGCCGCACGCCACCACGGCGGGCCGTGCCGGTCTCGCATGTGATCTCCCTCCGCGGGAGCCTCTCCGATCCCGGAGCGTGGGGCTCGTCGTGGTCCGCCACGATCGGCCCGGAGACCGCCATCCGCGTAACCTCGATCCTGGGCGTCGTCCGTTGGATCGCCCAGGCTGTGGCCGTGATGCCGGTCCACACGATGCGGTCGCTGTCGACCGGCCGGCGTGAAGCGGCTCCGCTGCCCTGCTCCTACACCATGCGGAAGCGGCCCAACGCGTGGCAGTCGGCCTATGACTTCTACCAGCTCATCGCCTACTGGACGGCCCTGCATGGCAACGCGTTCGCCCGCATCCTGCCCGGCGATCGCGGCTGGTGCTCCGAGCTGCGGCCCATGCACCCGACGCGGGTCAAGATCCACCGGAACGCCGACTACACGGTGAGCTACGAGTTTCTCGACGAGAATCACCGCTGGGTGCCGCTGCGGCAGCAGGAGGTTCTCCACTGGCGCTGGCTGTCGGACAACGGCCTCGTGGGGATGGCCCCGCCGGAGCTGTGTTCGACCTCGATCGCCCTGGCCCGCAAGCTCGACGCCGCGGCCACGTCCTTCTGGGACAACTCGGCCCGGCCAGACATGGTCCTCGAGACGGACGAGAAGATCCCCGACGAGGCGGTCGACGCCCTGCGGTCTGCTCTCCGCGAGGTCTACGGCGGCGCGGCCAATCGCGGGAAGACGGCGGTTCTGCCGAAGAAGACGCGGCTCAAGCCCATCGAATCAAACTCGATGGAGGCGAACCAGTTCCAGGAGCTGCGGGACGCCATTCTCCCCGACGTGTGCCGGTGCTGGGGCGTGCCCTCGACGCTGCTCGGTGACGCCCGCATGGCCCGGTGGTCGAACGTCGAACAGGAACACTTGTCGGCCCAGGTGTGGTGTTTGCTTCCGTGGATGCGACGCATGGAGGGGCCGCTCGACATGGCCCTCCAGCCGGTCTACGGCGACGACGTGTACGTGAAGTTCGACAACCGCGGGCTTCTCCGCGGCGACACCGCCAGCCGCGTCCAGCTCTACCAGTCGATGTTCAACATGGGGGCGCTGGCCCCGAATGAGCTGCGAGACCTCGAGGACTTCGATCTGCTGCCCGATCCGGCGGCCGACGAAACCTACATGCAGCTCGGATTCTCGACGCTCGCCGCGGCCGCCGCCCAGGCCGGAGCCGCCGGCGGATTGCCTCCGGATGCCGTGACGCCCACCCCGCCGGCCGAGCCGGTCCAGATGGAGCCCGCCCCATGACGCACGTCGAACGCCGCTATCTGCTCCTGAACGACACGCCCGACGCGATCTCCGTCGAGAAGCGTGACGGCGAGCCGGCCGCGCTCGTCGGCATCTCGCCGCCGTGGGATTCGCTCTCCGTCGATCTCGGAGGCTTCCGCGAGAAGTTCTCGCCGACCGCCTTCGACGGCCTGGTCGACCGGAAGCCAAACG